AGATTATATAAACACAGTACGACACACATCGTCATCGTTTTATAAAACATATTTATTAAACTTTAGTAGAAATCAAACTGCGTTAGTTGTAAATAGCGTCGTTATTGGCGAGTATGTTTACGTTAAACTTTACGAACCATTAGCTGATATATTTGATATAAATTTTAAATGCTGGGTCGTAGAAGAACTTAAACCAGCATATATTGATAATGTTGCTTTTGTATTAGCAGCTGCATTATCAAAATCATATAAATTAGCAAACCCAAATTGGAATGCTAACGCAATACATAATGTATCATCAGAAACTAGTATGCAAACATGGCATGATTTATTAGGATCATCCGTACAAACATCGCAACAAATTGTTGATACATATTTCTCCGGAAGCTTATCCGGAATGACATTAAACGTTGATTATTCTGATTTTAACAATTTTATATTTTATAGCTCAGCAACTGAACGATTAGAAAACTTTAAATACAAATTAGAATTACTAGAATATTATACATCACAAAGTTTAGTTGTAGCACAATTATCTGGAAGTGTTGCTACAACAAATGTCGCAGATTATGCTTCTAGCAAAACTAGTTTAATTAGTGGATTTGATTCTTTTGAAAAATATTTATATTATCAATCATCATCAATTTTATCAACAAATCCAATTCCACACGAATCTCCTATAGTTGCACAAGTTACGGGAAGCTATATTAGTCCAATTCCTAAAACTAATTCAACAGTACCATATACATTGGCTAATACAACAGGCAGTCAATTTAAAACATGGTACCAAAATGTATATGATTCTGCATCATTATATGATACATTAAATTATAATGCATTAGTATATGCTATTCCAGAATTTATTCGATATGATGCAATGAATGATGGTATAACAACATTTGCTAACATGTTAGGACATCATTATGACATATTGTATACTTACATTAGTAATATGTCTAGAATTAACAATCGAGATGAAAATCCTAATTTAGGTATGCCAAATGAATTGCTATATTCAGTAGCAAAACAATTTGGTTGGCATTTAACTGAAGGTAATCAATATCAGGATTTATGGCAATATGTTCTAGGAACAAATGAAGCCGGAATTCCGTTAACGGGGTCTAATACAGTTGGGGAACCATCAGTTCCGGGTCGCGATATGACTTATGCAGTATGGAGACGTATTGTAAATAACTTGCCGTTATTATTAAAAAGTAAAGGCACCAAACGAAGTGTGCAAGCATTATTATCTTGTTATGGTATTCCACAATCAATGATATCAATCAATGAATATGGAGGTCCTAGATTAGATAGAGCACCAGTATATGAAAAATTAAATTTTGATTATGCATTAGATTCAATTGCCAATTCTGCAGGTACGGTTACTGTAAATTATTCACAATCAATTAATACAGTTGAACTTCGTTTCCGTACAGACAATGTAATTACTAATCCTAGTATATCAAGTACCATGAATTTGTTTAACGTGGGTTCAAATGCAGTTACTTTAAAATATACATCTGGGACATTAGGTAAAATACAAATTAATGGTACTGGATCTGCTAACATTGAAATGTTTGACGGCGGTTGGATAAACATGATGCTTAAAACATCTGGAGCTAATTTGCAAGTAGTAGCCGCTCGTTCTAAATACGGAAAAATTGTAGCGGAAGTATCAGCATCAGCAACAGCATCATTTGACAATTCAGGATCTGTTGTATTGGGTAGTACTAGCGCCGGCTATACTCGTTTGAAAGGCGAACTTCAAGAATTAAGATTATGGAGTTCAAGTTTAGACACTTCTTATTTTGAAAATCATACGAAATCGCCGGCGGCATATAATAGTTTAGATCCTTACAATGACCTAGTATTTAGATTACCATTGACTCAAAAGATTAATCATACATTAACAAGTTCATTAACAGGCGTACAACCTAAGTTGTCTACAATATCAGCATCATTCGCTGGTTGGTCTTCTGCTACTCCATATGATTCAATTGAAGAAACATATTATTATGATGCACCTTCTTTAGGAATGGGCACATTTGATGATAATAAAATTCGGTTGGAAGACAATGATTTGGTTGGAACGCTAGATGTTAAAACTAGAGCCGAACGCAGTCAGTTTGATAAAGCGCCATTAGACAGCAAACGTTTAGGAATTTATTTTTCTCCACAAACAATGATTGATGAAGATATCATTGCACAACTAGGATTTACAGAATTAGATCAATATATTGGAGATCCAGGAAACAATGAATCTAGATCATATCCTGGATTAATACAAGCTGCTCAAAACTATTGGAAAAAATATTCAACTAGCAATGACTTTAATGCTTATATTAACATGTTTACATTGTTTGATTTATCATTCTTTAAACAATTAGAACAATTATTACCTGCACGTGCTGACAAATTAACTGGTATATTAATACAACCAAATTTATTAGAACGTAGTAAAGATGCAGTATTACCAACAATTAAACGTGAAGATGTTAGTTATTCAATTGAAATATTTGATACAGCCCCAACTGCATCGGGTGATTATTTGCAATATGTTGGCAGCATTTCTAACAAAATATTATCAATCAATGCAATCGATGATGACCAATGGCAAGCATATTTAACGTCTCCGCGGGCTGCATCTAAATCAGGTACTATATATTCACATGATTATTTAATATTATCAGGTAGCCGATATATAACAGGATCTTCGCCGTATTGGAGTAGTGAAGCTGAATTACCTGTTATAACATCTGCAGTTACTTCTGAATTCAGATTTGCGTCAAAGTCAATATTAGCGCAAGTACAAGATTATCTACCAACAGGTATTAACAATCAAAGATATAATGGATCAAAACTTACTTCGCCTGGATTTAATATAAATTCAACCCAAACAGTTGATGGTGGCCCAGTAGTCGAATACCGAAGAGCTAATCCAAATCAATTAATAATTCAAAATGGCGGCACACAAGGTAGTTTTGTATTAGTTTAGCATCAAAATTAACAACATGTATATTTATATTAAATAAGGTTAAAACAATATGGGATATTTAGATAATACAAGCGTAACTATAGACGCTATATTAACAATCAAAGGACGAGAGTTGCTAGCAAGAGGCGGCAATGCATTTAATATTACTCAATTTGCTGTAGGCGATGATGAAGTAGATTATTCATTATGGAATCCAGATCATCCGCTCGGAACAAACTATTATGGTACTATTATAGAAAATATGCCGGTAACTGAAGCAATACCGGATGAGACACAGGCATTAAAATACAAATTAATTTCATTGCCAAAACAAACGATAAACATACCGGTTATAACTGTTGGTAATACATCGATAACGTTGGCTGCTCCTGGAAATAGTGCTATTATTTCTCCTAATACAAGCAATTTCCAAGGCGGAAATGCAACATTAGGATATACAGCAATATTATCTGATTCAACTGCAGCTGATATACAAGTTACTAGAGCATTACAAAACTCCGTTGTTCCAACTACTCCTAGATTTATTGGAGATAATGAAGATGCACAAAGTGTAGCAGTATCAGGATTTGAATTCCGTATTGTAGGAAAAACTCAAATGCTTGCTGATAAAACTGCTAGTATTACAATTATTGCAAATGAAACGGGTGGTAGTATTACAATTAATTTAACAGTTAAACGCGTAACGACTGCAACTCAGTAAATAGAAATAAAAATATGAATACATCGATATTAATTGATCAATTAAAAAAACAATCTAGACAAGGAATAACTCCTGCAAGAACAAATATGGCAGGCCAACTTCCAGATACTAGATCAGGCGCACCACAGACAGCCGCTGCGGCTGTAAGTCAACAAGTTCAACAATTAGCTCAGCAATTAGCAAATCAAATGGTTGCAGAACAGCAACAAGCACAAATTACAGCAAGAAATGGTCGTGTATATACTAAATTTGATATGGTAAATGATGTTATTTCTAATCAGACTGAAATTGTTACTGCAGGTTTATGGAGCGATAATGTAGCTGGGTTAAAAACTTACTTTACATCATCAACTCAAACAAACACGCAACGAGCATATTATGTAGATGTATTACAATCTAATCCAAGTGTGTCAGGATCAGCAACTCAATTTTCAATAGCTTGGGGACATGCATTAGGTAGTGGATCTGATTCACAAGGGCAACTTAATGATTCTCCTAGTAAAGCAATTTATTCTCAATATCGGCAATTATTATTGAATCCAACTGATACTCGGTTTACAACAAAAGGATCGGGTAGCACTGACTACATATACGTTGTTAACTTTAAACGTAATCGTTTGAAAGAACGTATGGATCCAGGAAATTTTGAATTACCATTAAGTAAAATTAATACAAGAACATCAAATGCAACAGGTTCTGTAACAACAGCCTCTGGTGTTTTTACATTGATTGATGATTCATCTATTGCTTCTGCAACATTAGTGGGCTCAGGCAAAGTATTTAATATAGTATCAGGCTCGATTAATTCAGGAGTTTATAATCCTACAGCGCCTGTTTATTATGGATTAATGTATCCGGATTATGGAACTTTGATATTAGATGGCAAAATGATGGATCAACAATTAGGATTTAAAACTGTATCTGGATCAAGTGTTGAAGGAAATAATCATTTTGTATTATATCATTCAATTTCAGGTTCATCTCTAACAACTAATCCATCAACAGGTGATCCTTATAGTTTCCTAGCAAGAAATTCAGAAAAAATTACAAGTACACATTATTTTGTACGAATTAAAAATGCAGAATATAATTTTTCAAATAATCCATCATATGTTACCGGAAGTGTAGGGCAAATTGCACAAAGTTCATTTATTGGTGATCCTAAAACATATATAACTACAATTGGGTTGTATAGTAATAGTCAAGAATTATTAGCAGTTGCAAAATTAAGTAAGCCATTATTAAAATCTTTCCAAAGAGAAGCTCTTATACGAGTGAAGTTAGATTACTAAAATAATACACTGAATTAGGCCCTGTTATATTTATATTAAATGTAGCAGGGTTTTTACTGATTATGGCAGAATCTAGAATTATAAATACAGAAACGTATCAAGGATTATATCCTACGGTCTTCAAAAAAATTGACAGTTCAGACGTATCTGTCAATCCGTTTAAGGCATATAAATCTTGGTCTATTTATTCAGGCAGTTCTACTTCTAGCGCATTACCATTAAATGGTGTATATACCGACATCAATAATTTACCGGCACTCGGATCTGAATTAACATACAATGATTTGATGAATATTGATGGAACATTGCAATCAATAACATATTATTCAATCAATCATTTATATTACAAATATAAAGATCAGCCAGCAAAAACATTTGGTCCGACCAATTTAAATCGCACAAAAAAAGCTTTGTATCAATCGGCATCAATTATTGCAATTCCACAATTAAAAATTGGAGAAGCAATTAAACCGGCTTCATTTGCATTAACAACAACTGGTTATTCATTAGCATCTGATGTATATAGCAATGTATATGATACTGCATTTAATACTAGTTCAATCGTTGGTGGCGAAACATTGTATGAAGGATTCAATGAATATTTTGATACAAGCAGAATTAAATATACATCGGAACTT